TTGTAAGTCCTGCCCCTCCCAAGCCTCTCAACGATGCTCAAATAGGGAGGTTCCTTGCCGCAGCAGCATGACGGATCATGCACCATCCTTCTAAGATGTACGATATAGGTTCAAATCCTATCTGCGGTGTATCCTGCAAGGTGCGGGAGCAAACTGTTAATTTATATAAATAATATTATATTAGATTAACAGTATGAATTATCAAAAAATCTACAACTTAATTATAGAACATAGAAAAACTAAAATCGTAAAAGAAGGATATTGTGAAATACATCACATTATTCCAAAGTCTATGGGCGGATCTGATGATTATGATAATTTAGTTATTTTGACCGCAAGAGAACATTTTATTTGTCATCTTTTGCTAGTTAAAATTTATAAAGATACGCCAAATTACTATAAAATGGTTAAAGCATTTTTTATGATGCAAACTGAATCTAAAAATCAAAATAGATACATAACATCTAGAAAATATTCTAAGTTAAGGGAAGATTACTCAAAGTTTCAAAGTAATAATGTTTCTGGTAGTAAAAATCCTAATTATGGAAAAGTTTGGTGTGTTGAAGAAACTGATACTAATTGTGTCAAAAGAAAACCATTTTATAAACATTCAATTCCATCTGGGTGGATTCCTACAAAGGAAATGAAAAAAAGACAAAAAGATAAGTATAAAAAAAATCTTTATATAAGTAAAAAAAATGAGATGGAATCTAAATTAACAGAATGGTATAATTTATATTGTTCTGTTGGATTTGATAAATTTGTTGAAATAACAGGTTATCAATATTCTAAACCTAATTTAGTAACTTCTTTTAGTAGATGGGTTCCTACATTTGTTCCCCAGAATGGAAAAAAAAGATAATGCGTCGTGACGAAATGGTAGCCGTACTTGACTGTTAATCAAGCACCGAAAGGTATGTTGGTTCGAGTCCAACCGACGCAGTTAGAAGGACTGGAAATGTCCGGTTCTTCTAAGTTTAATAAGGTATGTAAAGTAAAAGGAGAATGGGAACCGAAAGGAGATACCTCACCTGCCTTATTAAAACCAAGTGCCTGGTTCGCTGAGGGCACTCTCAGCGACCTTTACTGCCCCCATAGTTATAGCAGTTAAAATAATCGCCTTGTAAGCGATAGTCGCGGGTGCAAATCCTCGCTGGGGGCTTGACATAATACTCATTATGTCTTATAATTCCTTGGTGTGAAGGAAGTACGCTGAGAGTGATGCCAAAAGTAAGGCACCCCGATAAGGGATACAGTAGAAGGATGCGAAACCTTCCACTCTCAACATTGCGGATATGGTGTAGTGGCAACACAAGAGTTTTCCAAACTTTTATCCTCGGTTCAAATCCGTGTATCCGCTTCCCCAAATTATAAGGGGGATAAATAAACTTCGTAGTTGTAATTCTTAACAAACTATATGAAATTTCTAAAACAACTGATGCTCGTGCCTGTTGCACTGGGTCTTGTTGCTCCTGCTGTGAATGCTGCAGAACTCAATACTGAGGATGTCAACAAGTATGCCTCGGCACAACAAGTCACTAGTGTTACTCAATTCTCTGATGTCCAACCTACTGATTGGGCATATCAGGCACTTGGCAACCTTGTAGAGCGTTATGGTTGCGTTGCTGGTTATCCTAATGGCACCTTTGTTGGTGGTCAGGCGATGACTCGCTTCGAAGCTGCTGCTCTTCTAAATGCTTGCCTGGATCGTGTAACTGAAGTCACTGATGAACTTCAAAAACTGCTGAACGAATTCAAGAGTGAACTTGCTGTACTCAAGGGTCGTGTAGATGGTCTGGAGAACCGTGTTGGAAACTTGGAAGCAACACAATTCTCTACCACTACTAAACTCAAGGGTGAAGTCAATTTCATGCTTGGTGGAGTTCCTGGTCTTGAAACTAACAAAGGTGCTGATGTGGGTAATACCGCATTCAACTATGATCTTCGTCTGAACTTTGATACTTCGTTCACTGGTAAAGATCTGCTCCGCACTCGTTTGCGTTCTGGCAACTTTGGTAGTGATCCTTTCGGTTCTAGTTCTTCTCTGTTCAAACTGGACAAGGCAGAATCTACTGCCGATCAAGTCATTATTGATCGTCTCTACTATCAGTTCCCAGTTACTAAGAGTGTAACTCTTACTGCTGGTCCTCTGGTTCGTAACACTGAGATGGCATGGGTTCCTTCTGCCTATAAGTCGGAAATCCTTGACTTCTTTGCTGTTTCTGGTGCTCCTGGTGTCTATAACAAGGCAACTGGTGCTGGTTTCGGTGCTCAGTGGAAGCAACCCACCAAGAAAGGTCAAGGTGGATTCGTTGCTGGTATGAATTATGTTGCCCAAGATGGTGACAATAGTGAAACTGGTGTCTTCAACTCTGACGGTGCTCTTAACTTCCTTGCTCAGGTTGGTTATCGCGCTCCTCAGTGGGGTATTGCTGCTGGTTATCGTTATGGTACTGAGGGCACTCGTCCTCGCACCTACAACGGCATCCTGGGTGCTAATGGTACTCTTGCCGCTGGTCAAGAATCCAATAACGTTGCTATCAATGCTTATTGGCAACCTTCTGAGAGTGGTTGGATTCCTTCCATCTCTGCTGGTTATGGTTACAACGGTGTAAGTGGCAAGGTTGGTAAAACTGATGCTACCGATTCCGATTCTTGGTTCGTTGGTCTTCAGTGGAACGATGCTTTCGTTGCCGGTAATGCCGCTGGTATTGCTGTCGGTCAAGCACCTTCTGCCGAAACCCGTGGTGTAGATGATGCAACTCTGCTTGAGTTCTTCTATAAGTTCCAAGTCACTGATAACATCAGCATCACTCCCGCTCTGTTCTACGTTGATAACAATCAGCGTTATCAGGACAGCAGCAAGTGGGGTGGCGTGGTTCAAACCAAGTTCACTTTCTGATAAACAACTCATAATATGAGTGGAACCACCCCCAAAAGGGGTGGTTTTTTATGTTATGAAACTCTTAACCAAATCTTAGTTGATTTTATCTTTCCTTTACTTTAGAATTACTCCGTAGTTATTCACTTTTTATGAAACTCAAAAATCTTATTGCTGTCGGTCTGGTTGCTGCTCCTGTTGCCGCACTCGCAGGAACGACTCTGAATGGTGCTGGTGCTACCTTCCCCGCACCTCTTTATCAACGCTGGTTTCAGGACTATGCTGCGGCAACTGGTAATCGTGTGAATTATCAGTCAGTTGGTTCTGGTGCTGGTGTCCGTCAGTATGTCGCAGGAACTGTCGATTTTGCTGCCTCCGATGAACCTATTTCGTCAAAAGAGGCGTCTAAAGTAAAGCGTGGTGTTGTTCAAATCCCTATGGTAGGTGGAACAATTGCAATTGCATATAACAAACCAGGATGCTCTTTAAAACTCACTCAAAAGCAAACTGTGGATGTGTTCTCTGGTCGCATCAAGGACTGGAAAGCACTTGGATGTGCTGCTGGTCCTATCAAGGTTGTTCATCGTTCTGATGGATCTGGTACTACTTTTGCATTCACTAATTCTCTGGATGCCTTTGGTGGATGGAAACCTGGTGTAGGTAAGTCCGTCAGTTGGCCCGTTGGTGTTGGTGGTAAAGGCAACGAAGGTGTTGCAGGTAATATTCGTCAAACTTCAGGCGCAATTGGTTATGTGAACACTGGATTTGTCCGTGCCAACAAACTGCAAGCAGCAGCAGTTCAAAACAAGGCAGGACAGTTTGTTCTCCCTACTGCCAAATCTGGTGCTATTGCCCTGAACAGCATTACTCTTGATAGTAACCTTGCAGGAGAAAATCCCAATCCTTCTGCTGCTGGTGCTTATCCTATCTCCACTCTAACTTGGATCCTTGCCTATAAGAGTGGTAATGGTGCCAGGAAAGCGGGTGATATTCAACAGGCGTTGAATTATGCCCTGAGTGCAAAGGCACAAATGATTGCCGATGACTTGGGTTATGTTCCTCTTGCAGGAAGCATTCTCAACAAATCAAGAATTGCTGTAAAGCGTATCGGAAACTGATATAGATATGGGGGGTTGACAAAATCCCCCTTCTATTGTATTATTAAAAATAAAATGAAAATTAACCTCTGGTACTGTAATAGTATGATGCAGTGGCGTTGGACTTTAACCGACGATCACCGTCCTATAATTAAACAAGAATCCGGTCAAAGAGAAAATCTTCGTGATGCTATGAATGATATAGCAAATACCGTAGAGTATATGTTAAGTCAATCCTAATTTTTAGGGCGAATAGCTCAGCGGTAGCAGCTTCTCTTTTACACGGAGACGGTCGGGGGTTCGAATCCCTCTTCGCCCATTATAAATACTCAAAAGCACACTTTTGAGTAATGGAAAAACTATTCAAACTATTGAGTGATACTCAGGCATCACTTTTTGTTTTATTCCATAAAACTTGGGTATATCACTGGAATGTGGTGGGCCCTAATTTTAAGGAGTATCACGATTTGTTTGGTGGGCAGTATGAGGAAATGTTTGAGGAAATCGACCGTATCACCGAGCATATGCGATTCCTGGGTATGAAACCCGTAAGCACCCTCTCACGCATTACAGAGGTTTCTGGGGTGGAGCAGGCATCAAATAGCGCACAGTCGATTGATGCCAAGACTATGGTTGAGCAATTGATGGGAGACCATAAGAAAATTATTGAGATGCTTACTGAAGTATCCGATGAAGCAGAGAAGCAAAACTCAAAAGGAACTATTAATCTTGTTGACGATTTAAACGAATCTCACGGAAAAGCAGTTTGGATGTTAAGATCATTTACTGAATAATTAATTATAACAATGGAAAATTTAAAAATTAGATGTCGTTCTTGTGGAAAAGAATTGGAAGGACATCATGCAAAAACAGTAAGTTGTGGTTGTCCAAATATGGCAACAATACGTGGAGATAAAATCTCTGCAGTTGACTTATCTAATGTTGTTATGCTAAACTCATTAAAGCAAAATCAAAAAACAAACGTACTTTCTTCACAAGATATTGCTTGGCAAGAAGCACGTCGTCAGCGTAAAGTTAGACGTTTAGATTTTGAAGTCCGTTGAGGACTTTTATTGGAAGGAGTCCGGTTGGTCGAGGACACCGCCTTGAAAGCGGCTGGGTTTAAAAGCTTCGCAGGTTCGATTCCTGTTCCTTCCGTTACAAAGAATACAAAATAATACATGTGTTTTGATATTAACACATAGTTGACAAAATTGAACTACTAATTAGAATAAATTAGTAGTATAAACGCACAAACGCCCCCAATGGATGACCATACATACCAAAATTGGGTGAAAATAAAAGAAACATTTGAATCTTCTGGTAATACTGGTAATATGTTTTATCGACGAGCATGTGAAATAGTAAAGACCAAAAGAGATCCATTGTCAAAGTTTCTTGGAGATGAAAAATGACACCAGAAGAAGTTCAGGAAATGATTGATGTCTCTATTGCAAAGGCGATGGATAAGCACAATAAAACAGCATCAGTCATTAGTGCTTCTATTGGTGCCGTATTGTTATTCTTTTATGCTCACGGGATTTTATCTGTAGTTAATAATTTAAAATAGAGGATAATGACATATCAAGTTATTCAGGGAGTTTTTGCAATGATGATTGTGATGTTCATCTTATATGTTGGGAGTGGTGAGCACCGTTAAAACTTTGTTAAATAATTGTGTAGTATTTTTATAATTCATTTTTTCTTGACAGGAGCACCAGTTCTTGGTATAATACTTACATACAACCGGGATTAGCGCAGCTTGGTAGCGCACCTCACTTGGGCTGAGGGGGTCGCAGGTTCGAATCCTGCATCTCGGATTACCAGTTTCGAAACTGGTACACTTGACAGAAAACTTTCTAATCCTTATAATACTAAGGCAAACAAAACAAAACAATGTCTCTGATTCAAAAGTTTAAGAAAGATGTTAGCACTCTTCGTCTTGCTGCTAACGGGGAATTCTACCTTGATGTAAAGAATCCGAAACTTTATAAAAAGGTTCGCCGCTTCTATGAAAATGAAGGGGTTGTATTTTCAGGTGACCCCCTTGATGATTACGAAATTCTTATGGAATACGTTGCTCAAGATCTAGAAACTGTTGAGGTGGTATGAGTAAAGTTCTCTTTGAACGAGAAGGTTATCGTTTCGTTGAAAAGGGTATTATCGAACTGAACGGTATGCCCGATTATCGTTTACAGAAACAGAACTACTATACTAAACATTGGAATGACATTTATTTGTTTGATAATTCTATGCAATGTTCTCTTGCAATGGAAGATATTGAATATGCGAAATGGTTAGATCCAGATCGAGTTCCTTGTTATATTAAGGATGATGATGAAGACACGGATGGTCTATAACAGCACTGGTCGGTGATGAATCCCCCTACGACACGGAGAGTCGTTAAAAGTACTGGTGGAGTCAATATGACCCTATTAGGTTTCTTGCTTCCTTAAAGAGCAAGTGGTGCGGATGGGACTCTCTCCCGCCTGGTTTCCAATTTCCAGATAAAGAATTGGTGGCGTGCATGAAAGACCTAATAGGAGAGTTGCATAAACTCTCCTTTTTTGATATAATGATACAAAAGTTTTTTTTTTATGAAAATCGGGTTTAATTGTAGTTGTTTTGATCTTTTTCATGCTGGACATATTACAATGCTGAAAATGGAAAAAGAGATGTGCGACTATTTAAAAGTAGCACTTCAAGTGGATCCAACAGTTGATAGACCTAGTTTAAAGAATAAACCAGTACAATCAATTTATGAAAGATATGTTCAAGTTCAGGGGTGCAAATATGTAGATGAGATTCTTTTGTATGATACTGAAGCAGATCTTCTTAATTTAATTAAGACTCAAACTTTTCACATTAGATTTTTGAGTGAAGAATATAAAAATATTGATTTTACTGGAAAGCAATATTGTATGGATAATGATATAGAAATTCATTATCATTTAAGGAGACACCAGTATTCTACTACAGAACTTAGGAGTAGAGTTTATAATCTTGAGAAAGCCAAAAAGGATGAAAGTGATATTATTGATGTTCCCCAATATTCTCCAGAACTTTTAGAAAAATATTCACTTAAAAACGATTAATCATGTCTATCTTAGTTACGGGTGGCGCAGGATTTATTGATAGTGGTTTTGACAACACATTGAAGTATTATTTGACTAAAAGATAATTTTTTGATAAAATATATAAGATAAATTAAAATCATTTTATGGGCGATTACAACAAAACAGCACTTGTTCTCGGTGCTGGTGGATTTATTGGTAGTCATATGGTAAAACGACTGCGATCTGAAGGATATTGGGTTCGTGGTGTTGATTTAAAATATCCTGAATTTTCCATGAGTGAAGCACATGAATTTATTCTGGGGGACCTTCGTAATGTAGAGTTTGTTAGACGTGTGCTCGAATACAAAGGACCTTATAATAATTTTTATAATTCTGTTCCTTGGCGTTATATTGATACCTTTGATGAGATTTATCAGTTTGCTGCAGACATGGGTGGTGCTGGATTTGTTTTCACTGGAGAAAATGATGCAGACATCATGCACAACTCTGCAACGATCAACTTAAATGTTCTTGAGATGCAGCGCAAAATGAATGAAGATAAAGGAGTGAATGCTACTAAGATCTTCTATTCGGGATCTGCCTGTATGTATCCAGAACACAATCAACTTGATCCAGATAATCCAGATTGCCGCGAAGAATCCGCTTATCCAGCAAATCCTGATAGTGAATATGGTTGGGAAAAACTTTTTGCAGAAAGATTGTATTTTTCTTATCATCGCAATTATGACATTCCAGTTAGGGTTGCTCGTTACCACAATATTTTTGGTCCAGAAGGAACCTGGGAAGGTGGAAGAGAAAAAGCACCAGCAGCAATTTGTCGTAAAGTTGCCTATCTACCCCATGAAGGCGGAGCCATAGAGGTTTGGGGGGATGGGAAACAAACTCGATCATTCCTTTATATTGATGAGTGTGTTGAAGCAACTAGAAGAATGATGGATGGTGATTTTATAGGACCAGTGAATATTGGTTCGGAAGAGATGGTTACCATTAATCAATTAGTTGACACTGTTGCTAAAGTTTCTGGAAAGAAAGTTGAGAAGCAGCATGTTCTTGATGCTCCTCTTGGAGTTCGTGGACGTAATTCAAATAATGATTTGATTCGTAAAGAACTTGGATGGGATTACACTCAAACTCTTGAGGAAGGTATTCTTAAAACTTATACCTGGATTGAATCTAAAGTAAAATCAGTTAATTAATTATTTCAATTATGAAAATTACAGTACTAGGATCTGGTGGACAGATCGGGTCTTATTTAACAGGGTATCTTCGTGGAAAAGGTCACAAAGTTCATGAATTTGATATTATTAATGGTGAACACCAAGATTTAACTACAATTCCCAATCCAGAGTTGTATCGTGTTATCATGGATTGTGATTTTGTGTTTTTTCTGGCATTTGATGTTGGTGGATCTCGCTACCTTAAAAAGTATCAGCATACATTTGATTTTATTAATAATAATGCTAGATTGATGGTTAATGTCTTTGGTCTCCTTCAAAAATACAATAAAAGATTTGTGTTTGCATCATCACAGATGAGTAACATGAGTTATTCTCCTTATGGTGTAATGAAAAAAGTTGGAGAACTTTATACACAAACTCTAAAAGGACTTACAGTTCATTTTTGGAATGTTTATGGTATTGAGCATAATGCAGAAAAATCACACGTAATTACTGATTTTATTCGTAGAGGATTTGAGGAAGGTGAGTTTGAAATGCTAACTGATGGTACAGAGGAGCGTCAGTTTCTTTATGCTGAAGATTGTTGTGAAGCACTGGAAACTGTAATGGAGTCTTATACCGACTTTAAATCAGAAGATCCTATTCATATTACATCTTTTAGAAGTAATACCATTAAAGAAGTTGCTGAAATTATTCAAGGTCAGTTTAACTTAATTGGAAAACATGATGTTAAAATTAAATCAGGTTTGGCAAAGGATAGTGTTCAAATGGACAAAAGAAATCAACCAGATAATTATATAACTGGTTGGTGGATGCCTAAAACCAATCTTCAAGATGGTATATCTAAAGTATTTGAGGCAATGAAAAATGATTGGATTTGATTCAATTGGAACAATGGGACGCTTGGGAAATCAAATGTTCCAACATGCTGCCATAAAGGGTATTGCTCGCAATAGGGGATTTGAATACTGCATTCCCCCACATAATCCTCAAATTCAAATTGATAATTATGGTTTGTTGGAAGCATTTGAAATGAAAAATGTTGATCATATTAAATTTTCATATAATGTAATCCCCATTCAGGAGATGCAGTTTCACTTCGATGAAAAAATATTTAATGAATGTCCGGATAATTCTAATATTGCTGGATTTTTTCAAACTGAAAAATATTTCAAACATGTTGAAGATGAAATTAGAGGAGATTATACTTTTAAGAGTGATTGGTTAAATCCATGTAAAGATTTTATGAATCAATTTGACAATCAGGAGGTTGTTTTTCTTCATGTTCGTAGGGGTGATCCAAATTTAGTAGATAAGAGGGGATTTAAGTGGGCATATGTAAACCTTCAAGATCAGCACCCAGTTCAACCGGTTGAATATTATGAAAAAGCTCTTGAACATTTTCCCAATGACATGCCTGTTTTAGTATTTTCTGATTCTATTGAATGGTGTAAAGAACAGGAATTATTTAAAACAGATAGATTTATGTTTTCTGAACCAGAGGATAAGCATGATGATGGCGCATTAGTTCCCTATCTTGATTTATGCTTAATGTCTTTATGTTCCCACGCTATAATCGCAAATAGTTCGATGAGTTGGTGGGGCGCTTGGTTACAAAAAAATCCAAATAAAAAAATAATTGCACCAAAAATGTGGTTTGGATCTACTTACTCTTATCACAATACTCAAGATTTATATTGTGATGAATGGATTGTTATTTGATCTAATTAAAATAGTAATATGATTAGTGTATATGGTGGTTCTGGATTTATAGGTGGTAGATTTTGTGAACTATATTCAAATATTGTTTTAAAGCAAGATAGGGAAGAAAGAAAACCAAAAACTCAAGAAATTTTATATTTTATTTCTACCGTTGACAACTATAACGTTCATACGAATATTACTTTAGATGTTGAAACCAATCTCAAGGTTCTATGCGAAGTTTTGGATTTTTGTAGAGATACTAATAATGTCTTCAATTTTATTAGCTCTTGGTTTGTGTACGGGGAAACTGAATTACCAGCAAAAGAAGAATACTACTGTCAACCTACAGGATTCTATTCCATTACCAAAAAAGCAGCAGAAGATCTTTTGATTTCTTTTTGTAGGACTTATGGTGTTAAGTATCGTATTCTTCGATTGTGTAATGTAATGGGAAATGGTGATGGTAAAATCAGTGCTAAAAAGAATGCGCTAAGTTATATGATAGACCTTCTTAAAAAGAACGAGGATGTATATCTTTATGATGATGGGACTCCAATAAGAGATATTATGCACGTTGATGATGTTTGCAGAGCAATTGATTTGGTCTGTAGAGGGGGTAAGTTAAACGAAATATATAACATTGGAAGTGGACAACCAACACCAATCTCTGGTATAATAGAGATGGCAAAGGAGTATTTGGGATCAACCTCAAATATCAAAAGTAAAGAAGCACCTGAGTTTCATAAAATTGTTCAGTCAAAAAATTTTTGGATGGATACCAACAAGTTGAATAGACTTGGATTTACTCAGGAAATTAGTAATGACCAAATTATTCGAGAACTATGTCAGTAGAACAAGAAGTTTCATCTTTTATTTCTAAACTTCAGGAAAATGGTGAAAAACTTTTTCCTTATTTACATAATAAAAATTATGAAAAAGGTAAAAGTAATATTTACTATTCGGGACCTTATTGGGATGAGGGGGAAGTTACTGCAGCAATTACTACTTTACTGACTGGTAAGTGGCTTCCTTGCGGTGAAGAAGTTGATAAGTTTGAACGTAAATTTTCAAAAAAGTTTGGATTTGAGAACTCTGTAATGGTGAATTCGGGTAGTTCTGCAAATCTTGTAATGATTGCTGCTCTTAAAAAATATTTTGATTGGCAAGATGGTGATGAAATTATTGTCTGCGTCTGTGGATTTCCTACAACAATCAATCCAATTATTCAAAATAATTTGAAACCAGTATTTGTTGATATTAGTTATGATGATTTGAATTGGGATTTAGATCAAGTTAAGTCTAAGATTACAACAAAAACGAAGGCTGTATTTTCTTCTCCAGTTCTTGGCAATCCTTATGATTATGATAAACTATTAAATATTTGCGAAACTTATAATATTAAACTTATTGCTGACAATTGCGATAGTCTTGGTAGTAAGTGGAAAGGTGAATATTTGACAAAACACGCTGTTGCTGCTTCTTGTTCTTTTTATCCTGCACACCATATCTCTACAATTGAAGGTGGTATGGTTTCTTCTAATATTAAAGAAGTAATAGATATTGCTCGTAGTTTTGCTTGGTGGGGTCGTGATTGTTATTGTGTTGGATCTCAAAATCTTCTTGAGTGTGGTGTTTGTGGTAAGAGGTTTGATAAGTGGTTGGAAGGATATGATAAAATTGTTGATCACAAATATGTTTTTGGGCAGATTGGTTATAATTTGAAACCGGCAGAATTGCAAGGATCTATTGGTCTTGTGCAACTTGAGAAGTATGATGAAATTCATCAAAAACGTTGTCACAACAAAGAAAGACTCCAATCTATTTTTGAACGTCTTCCTTTCTGTCGTGTGATTAATGAAAGACCTGATGCAGAAACTAGTTGGTTTGGTGTTCCTATTGTATTTGAATATGATAAGGCAGGTCTTGTTAAGTGGTTAGAAAACCATAAGATTCAAACTCGAAACTATTTCGCTGGTAATATTTTAATGCATCCTGCTTATAAGCACTTGGAATCTGCTAATAATTATCCTAACGCTTCTAAAGTTCTTGATAATGTTTTCTTTGTCGGATGTTCGCCAGTTATTACTGATGAGATGATTGATTATATTGAAGAAGTTGTAGAAGAATATCGCGCAACTAAAATTCACTATCATCCTGTATAAATTTTATGAAAATTGCAATTTCTTTTGTTGGAACTGGTAGTTATTTAAATTATCTACCAGAGTGGTATACTTCTTTAAAAGATAATTTTATCCCTAATGTAGAAAAAGTATTTTTAGTTTTTACTGATGGTGATGGAGATTGGCCAAACGATGTGATAAAAATTCATTCTGAGCATTATGGTTGGCCAGAAACATTTAATCATACATTTAAAAATTTATTGAAGTCAAAAGAACATATACAAGATTGTGATTGGTTTTTATCCGTTGATGCTGATATGAAACCAGCGACAACAATTACTTATCAGGAATTTTTTGATGATACTAAAGATTACTTTGGTGTTCATCACCCGTGTCATTTTTTGGGAATGAATCCTCACAATAAGTTTCCTGGATCTTTTGATACTAATTCAAAATCAAAAGCATGTGTTACTGAAGAAATGGATCTATCGGTTTATTATCAGGGATGTTTGTGGGGTGGTAAAATTCCAAAAATTTTTGATATGATGGAAGAACTTAATAAGTGGACAGAGGAAGATCTGTCACAAGAAGTTACACCTGTTTGGTATGAAGAATCTTATTTTAATAAATTTTTTATCTTAAATAAAGAAAACGTTCATACTCTTGGTCCAGAATTTGCTTATCCAGAAGTTTTTAGCGATTACTGTAGTTTTGAACCAAAAATGATTCATTTAGCAAAGGATAATTCTCGCTTACACTCATGAACATATTAATACCAATGGCTGGAGAGGGAACTCGTTTTCCTAGGGACACATATAAAATTCCAAAACCATTAATTCAAATTGATGGAATTCCAATGATTCAAAGAGCAGTCAATTCTTTGGGATTGACAGGAACTTATCATTTCATTATCCGTAAAGACAGTTATTATGATCAGGTCTGCACCCTATTGCATGGTATTCTCCCATCATCTAAAATTATTAGTGTAGAAGAAACAACACGAGGACCAGCTTCTAGTTGTTTGTTATTTAAAGATTTTATTAATAATGAAGATGAACTTGTAATTGCTAATTGCGATCAAATTATGTGGTGGGATCCGCAATTGTTTTTAACATCTGCAAGATACTATAAATACGATGGTTTGGTTGTTACATATACAACTAACACTCCAAAAAATAGTTACGCTAAAATTGATAAACAAGGATTTGTTCAACAAATTAAAGAAAAAGAAGTTATTAGTGATGTGTCTTTGAATGGAATTCATTATTGGAGAAAGGGTAGATATTTTGTTCAAAGTGCAGAAACTATGATAGAGTGTAGAGATACTGCACCAAACGGTGAATACTATGTTGGACCTTCTTATAATTACATGATTAATCAAGGATTAAAAGTTGGAATTCATCACATACCAAATTTCCAGCATAACCCCGTTGGTATTCCAGAAGATTTAAATTCTTTTTTAAGAAAAGCATGAATATAACTAAGATTACTGATTATGTGCGTGGTTGGTTCATTGGAGATTTTGAACCAACCGTTTTGCGTACAAAAGATTTTGAAGTGGGAGTTCTTACGCATCACAAAGGTGAACAGTGGACTTCACATTATCATAAAGATAGTGTAGAATATAACGTATTAGTAAGTGGAAAAATGATTGTTCAGGGAAAGGAATTGAACAGTGGAGACGTATTTGTTTTTGATAAAGGTGAGATTGCCGATCCAACTTTTTTAGAGGATTGTAAAGTTGTATGCGTAAAAGTTCCTTCATTGCCACACGATAAATTTGAGGTCAATCAATGAAATTTTTTAGAGAATTAACTGAATACGAAAAGGATCGTTGCGTTGTAGCGACATATTATATTGAATCATATAGTGAAATTGGAACTCTTAGAGATGCTGCATGGAATCTTGCTATTGGGCAGAGTGTTGGTAATCCAAAGGTTCGCAATCGCTGGGAGAGTGATGAACTTTTTGAACTAGCATCTTGTGTCATCTATGCTGATGAGAACGAACTCTCACAACTGAATGAAGGTGTTGTGAAGATTGGTTTCCCCAAAGTTAATACTGACTGGGAAGGTGATGGTATTTCACATCTTCTTTGCCAACTGATGGGTGGGCAACTGGATATTGATGTATTCAAAGTCTGCCGTCTTCAGAAATTGGAATTCCCCGCAGATGTAGAAGCACAATTCCTTGGACCCAAGAATGGTATTGATGGCATTCGTAAGTTCGTCAATCGTTATGATAAGCCACTTTCTGGTGCAATTGTAAAACCCAAGACAGGTATTTCTCCTCAAACTCTTGCTGAGATGGTGAAGGAACTTCTTGATGGTGGTGTGGACTTTATCAAGGAAGATGAGATTCTTGCAAATCCTTCTTTCTGTCGTCTTGAAGATCGTGTAGAACTGATTTCTAATATCGTAAACAACTGCGGAAGGAACGTAATCTACACCTTCTGCATTAATGGAGACCATCATACCATTCTTGATCGTGCTAAGTTTGTTGCAGATAATGGTGGTAATGGTATTCACATCAACTTCTGGTCTGGTCTTGGGGTTTATAATTCCGTAAGAAAGATGGACCTTCCTTTGTTTATTCACTATCAAAAGAGTGGTGATAAGATTCTTACAGACAAGAGACACGCATTCGGTATTGACTGGGATGTTCTTTGTGATCTTGCTGGACTCTGTGGTGTTGATACAATTCACGCAGGAATGTGGGGTGGGTATTTGAGTGATGATGAAACCGAACTTCGCAAAACTATGGAAACCCTTCATAGACGGAATGTTCTTCCAGCTCTTAGTTGTGGAATGCATCCAGGCATCGTCAACACGACTGCAGAGAAGTTTGGTACAGATTTCCTTGCCAACTGTGGAGGTGCCATTCACGGGCATCCTGAGGGCACTCTGGCAGGTGCTCTTGCTATGCGTCAGGCAATTGATAAGACACCAGGACTAGAGTTTCGTGCTGCCATAGACAAGTGGGGTTATGAAACTGGTGGGGGTTCTCTTCCTGAATGGGTATTAGATTTCTAAATTCAAATTAATGTTTAATGGAGTAAAATGTATAATAGATTGTTAACATCAAATGATGTATCAGAATGCTATAAAATAATTGAAAAAGAAAAATGGCCTCAAAAGGGATTTAATCACATTGATTTGTGGACGAAAGATGCTGCCATTATAAAATGGGTCACTGTTCTGGAAGAATTTAGATCAATTGGAAAAACCAATTTGAATGTGGTCGATTTGGGATCATCCACTGGGGTAGTCCCACATATTATTGCTAGTTGGGGTAACACTGTTACTGGAATAGACTTGAATGGAATTGATCATTGGTGTCCAAAAGGACTAGTAAAAATGGTCTTAGGTGATGCTTTATATGAACTTAGAGAAATGAAAGATCAAAGTGTTGATGTTATTACTGATCTTTGTGCAGTACATGAATTCAACACTAATAGCGATAGTGAGTTTGAAAATATTGGTTGGAAACAAGTTTCTGAGCAATCGTATAGAGTTTTAAAACCTGGGGGAATGCTTCTCATATCAACTGATGTTACTCTTCTTCCTTCAGTCCGTAATCCTGGTGGGTTTATTTCTGCTGAAAATTTAATTAAAATTGTAGAAAAATCTGGATTAAAGTTGACAACTCCATATGATAAGGAATATGAAAAAAATCCATTTTACCAGAATGGTGTTGATTTATACATAGCAACTCTTTCATTTAAAAAATAATAAAATGATATGAAAATTATTGCTCATAGAGGTAATTTAACTGGATCAAATTCACTTCGGGAAAACAGTATTGATTATATTGAAGAAGCAATTGCTGAAGGATTTGATGTTGAAATTGATTTAAGACATAAAGATCATAACTTTTATCTGGGGCATGATGAACCACAGTATCATGTTCCTATGAGTTGGTTAGTTAAATATAAAGATAAACTTTGGATTCATTGTAAGGATTTAGAAAGTTTAGATAAAATTTCTAGTTCTCCAATTGATTTTCATTACTTTTGGCATGAGATAGATAGATATACACTAACCAGTAAAGGTATTGGTTGGGTCTTAGTTGGTCAGTTTCCATTCAAAAAATCTATTGTAGTTCTTCCAGAATCTATTGATTATTATTGTAAGTATGAAGGAAAGTATGATAGAATATTAGATACAATGGGAATTTGTACTGATACACCATTATTTTATAAAAAAGAATTAGGAGTAACTCAATGAAATGGCAAGATGATTTAATTAAAGACGTTAGAAGTAATACTGCAGCTGATGATTTGTGTTGTGGTATTGATCATTATCTTGATCTTTGGCCAGAAGCAGGCGAGGAAGAAACCGTATTAAATACATATTCTGGAGAAGAGATTACTGATTGTAATCGTAGTGCTCTTCTAGAGCAGTTTATGAAAGTTAGAGATAATTGTAAAGCTATTCTTGAAATTGGTATTGGTAGAAATAATACAAGGTCTTTTGCAACTGTGTTTGCAGAAAATAAAAAAGAAGAAACTGTTTATATTGGATTAGATATAGAAGATCGTAGTTGGTTGGTAGAAATTGGAGAAAATATTAATACAATTCAGGGTGATAGTTCAGATTATGAACAAATGATAGATATTATTAAAAATAAATTTGATGTTGAAGAATTTGATTTTATTTTCATTGATGGACTTCATAGTATTAATCAAGTTTTGAAAGATTGGGAATATACCAACTTATTATCTGATAAAGGTATTGTTGGTCTTCATGATACTAGTCATCATATTGGACCTTTTCTTTTTGTTCGCAATTTAGACAAAAAAAAGTGGAATGTTATTGAGAATGCTTGTCCGCAAGACTATGGTATTGGATTTGCTTCTAAGAGAGTGAAAAAATGAAAATAGCTTTATGTTTTTGTGGTCAACCTAGATTTGTTGAAGAAGTTGCCGCCTTAATTAAAGAAAATGTCATTCAAAATTATGATGTAGATGTTTTTGCCCATCTTTGGTTTGATAAAGAATTGCAAACAAAACCTTATAAGTACGGTGGTGCTGGTGGTTGGAAACATCAAAGGATATCAGAAAATTCTATAGAAAAATTTAAAGAGATTTATTCTCCTGTAAAATTTAAAACAGAATCAAGTAAAAATTTTTTCGATTCAAATTATTCTAGCAATTATCTTGCTACTTTAAAGAGATATAAGCAGGGGGCTATCGATAATCCAGAAGAACCTGATTATCCAAAAAGAGATGTAAATAATATTATTTCATACTATTATAGTTTAAATGAAGTTTGTTTATTGAAAAAATTGTATGAATTTGAAAAAGATTTTAGATATGATTATGTAATATGGTTAAGAACAGATTCTGAAGTTAGAAGTAAAGTTCAGTATGAAACTTTTAACAAAGATGTTTTATACTACACGGGCATTAACAATCAACCAGATGGTATGATTTGTGACTGGTTTAATTTTGGTGGATCTAAAGTAATGGATGCTTTTATGGGAACCTTTCCTGTTATAGATCTTTGTATTGATAATTGCATGAAGCAAACTAATGGTGCATGGTGTTCTGAATTAATTCATACTCAAATGCTAAAAGCATTTAATATTCAAAGTCAACCTCTTCCAATATACATTACTTTACCTAGATTTTAAAATGTATAAGAATAAAAAAATTATAGCTTGTTCTCCCGTTGGTAGAAAAGAATCTATGGGATGTCTTTTTAAACAAATATTAAAAAACAGACATGTTATAGATGAATATCATCTTTGGGTTAATACTTCAGTTGAAGAAGACCTTAACTTTATAAACGAGTACGCTAATCAAAATCCTGATTTTGTTAAGTTGAAATATGGTTGTGATCCATTAGATCCGGAACAAATGGGCAAATCTCATAATGTTAAGAGATTTTATAATTATTGCGTGGAACCAAATACTTTCTATTTCAAAATAGATGATGATATTATTTTTATAGAGGATGGTACTTTTGAAAAAATGATACAGTATAAGGTTGATAATCCAACAACTTTCTTAGTGTATCCTATCATTATGAATAATTCTTGGTGTACTCATTTCCTTAGAAAAAATAAAGCGATTGATGTTCCAGAATGTCCAGTTCATGATCATACATGGTATACCGATTTTGAAAGATCAAAAGAGGAGATGAAGAATACAGATCAGACTCTAAGTGATAATTTAGATGAACCAAAACTAAGAAACTTTATTCCAGAAGATAGAGTTATTAGTCATTTGTATTGCTTTGATCCACATCTTGCATATGAGATTTTGAACAATACTTACGAATGTATTCTTGAAGATAGATTAACAGATTTAGATATACCAAATATTGTTTTAAATTTCGAACCTGTTTCCATCCAATTTATAATGTGGAGTGGTGAAGATTTTGCAAAATTTGATGGGAATGTAAAATCTTTGGATGATGAACCTTGGTTAGCAACCTTTTATCCAATTAAAAATGATTTAAGAAATTCTATCGTTGGTAGCACTAGAGTAGTTCATTATGCACATTGGCCTCATAGAGAGTATTTAAATACAACCGATATTTTGGAAAAGTATGAAAGATTATGATTACTTAATAGTTGGTTGTGGTCTCTTCGGCACTACTTTTGCAAGACTTGCCACTGATTCTGGTAAGTCTTGTCTTATTATTGACAAGAGAAAACACATAGCTGGTAATTGTTATACTGAAAAAATAGAAGGTATAAATGTTCATAAGTATGGGGCACATATTTTTCACACTTCAAATGAAACTGTTTGGAAATTTGTAAATAGATTCGCAGATTTTAATAATTATATTAACTCACCAAAGGCATATTCAAAAGGAAAATTGTATTCATTACCTTTTAATATGAATACTTTCTATGAATTGTGGGGGACAATAACTCCACATGAAGCAAAGAGAGTAATAGAATCTCAAAGATATACAGGTAAAGTGACTAACCTTGAAGAACAAGCACTTTCCTTAGTTGGTAAAGATCTTTATGAGACTTTAATAAAAGGATATACAGAAAAGCAGTGGGGAAGATCTGCAACAGAACTTCCTGCATTCATTATTAAAAGACTTCCTCTTCGATTTACTTTTGATAATAATTATTTTAATGATAAGTATCAAGGTATTCCAATTGGTGGTTATACGCTAATGTTTGAAAAAATGTTAGATGGGATAGATTTTAGATTAAATGTGGATTATTTTGAAAATAAAGAATACTTTAATTCTATTGCTAAAGAAATTGTATTTACTGGGTGTATAGATGAATTTTTTGATTATGAATTTGGTAGATTAGATTATAGGTCATTGAAATTTGAAGAAAAAATAGTAGATAGTGAAAATTTTCAGGGCAATGCCGTTATAAATTATAATGACAGAAGTATTTCTTTAACACGTTCGATTGAGCATAAACATTTTGAAAAAATAAAGTCGGATGTAACCATTGTTACTCAAGAATATCCTCAAGAGTATGAAAAAGGTACTACGCCATATTATCCTATAAATGATCAACATAATAATAGGATATATGACGAATATTCAAAAAAAGCAAAGTCTTTGACAAATGTTGTTTTTGGTGGTAGACTTTCTGAATACAAGTATATGGACATGCATGTTGTCATTGAGTCCGCAATTAATAAATTTAAATCGAGTATAAGTGTATGATTTTAGCAGCATATCATCAGGGTTTTAAAAACAGAGAAGCAACAGAAGAGGCAGTTAAAAACTTTAGAAAGTATAGCGACGGTCCTTACTTTTTAGTCTCTGATGGTGGCGAAGACTTTTCAGATATTGCAAACAAATATAATTGCTACTATTACCATTCGAAGTGGAATCTTGGTCTAAGAGACGAAAATCATCCATCTGGAATTTATGGAATGGAAAAGGAAGAAGTCTTAGAATGGTTATATAGATTTTATTTGGCGTGTACTGTTGCAGAGTCTGATCATATTATAATGATGGAAGATGATGTTTTGATTAAAGGAAACATCAATATTCATGATGATGTTGAATTTTCTGGATTATATGTTCCAGGTAATGTTATTGATCAAAAATTAATTGATTATCTTACTGAAAAATATGATGCTAAGTTTTATAATAATTGGTATGGAATACCGGGTGGTGCAATTTTTAAAACGAAGACTTTTGTTGAAAACTACGATAGAATAACAAAAATATTTGATGAAGAATTTGATCATATTAAGAAAAATTTATATCCCAATATTGGATGGGTAGATATTTGGATGACTGTTTACTTTTATCTTTGCAAAAAAGAATATACTGTAAACCCTTATTTTACTGAAACTGTTACTAATCCTAATTGGATGGATTCCAAATATGTTATTGTACATCATTACAAAGAACATTATAAACATTTTGGATATTTTTATGAATAAATTAAAGGCACTTTTTATTGGAAATTGTCAGACGGGTGGAGTAATACATTATCTCTTAAAGAGTGAACAATTTTCACAAACGTATGAAACAAAAATATATGCAAATTGGGAATTGATTGCAAACAATACTTCAATTCCAATGCCTGACATACAATCTGCAGATTTATTTGTATATCAACCACTTAGACCTGTTCATGGATGCTATTCTACAGATCCTAATGTCGATGGATCTATAGGTTACTATGTTAAAGATTCATGCATAAAAATTTCATTTCCTTATGTGTATTCTTCTGCAATGTGGCCAATAGTCCAGGTAAAAGAACGTGAAAATAGATGGTGGGGTGGGGAAGTTATTGATGAGTTAGTTTCTCAAGGAATGAATTATAGCGAAATTATTTCTTTGTTTGACGAAAATAAAATAGATTGGAAATATAAAACAAGATTTGAAAATAGTATTAATATTTTAAAACAAAAGGAAACTATAACTGATATTAAAGTTTCTGAATTTATTGAAAAAAATCTTAAAGATAATCTCTTGTTTTTAATACCTCACCACCCAACAAGTATAATATTTTTCAATATGGCAAATCAAGTTTTAGAAAAATTGAATATGGAAAAGATATCAGACAATGTGATTGAAAGTATTAATGACAGAAAATTAGAGGATACAACGTATCGTTTACCTACCTGTATGTTTCCTCTGCATAAATCTGCTATTATAGATTATAATTTAAATTACGGAGAAGAATATTTAGAAAACTCAGATAATTTTTATATTGAAAGAATTAAAAATTATTTGGAAATGAATCATTCATGTTATAATGTAATGTAGTAAAAGGTAAAATTAATTAGATTTTTTTATGACTAAGCAAAAAGTTATCATTTGGGGTCATCCCTTACACTCACATACTCACTCATATATTCATGGTGGGTTTAAAAAAGGATTTGAACATATGGGATGTGATGTTCATTGGTTTGATAATAAAGAGTATCCTGATCCTACTGATTTTGATTATGGGAACAGTCTAGTTATTACTGAAGGATTTGATGATGCAAATTTACCTATTGTAGATTCTTCAACATATTTTGTTCATTGCTGTAAGGATCCTTATAAGTATCTTGATAAGGGAGTTAGACTTGTTGATATTAGATATAATGTAAAAGAGTTGAATGATGTCAATTATTCATATGTTTTTTCTGAAGAAAATCCAACTAAGATTGGTGCATGTGAATATTACCAAAAGGCAGCATCTACTGATGGATTAAATTCACAATGGGTGAAGGACCGTCGAGAATATGAAGCAATTTATTTAAGTTGGGCAACGGATTTACTTCCGCATGAATTTAATTATGATGATATGAAACTTCCCAGAGAAAAAAAATCTTATTATATTGGAAGTATTTCCCCATCAAACGTAGAGCAAATCACGCCTTTTGCTAGAGCTTGTGCTGATGCTGGTATTGAATTTATCCATAGTGATCCTTGGAGTACTCCACTTTCTTGGGAAAAAAATAAAGAATTAGTTCAAAAATCATATGTTGCACCTGATATTCGTGGTGTTGGGTTAGGTAATGATAATCCAGATACTGGTTGCAATCATTTAAAAACTGGATATATTCCCTGTCGTGTCTTTAAGAATATTAGTTATGGTCAAGTGGGAATGACCAATTCTGAAATTGTAAGAGATTTATTTGATGGTGACATTGTTTATAATAATGATACTTATGATCTCTTTTATGACACTGAAGCAAATATTACCAATTATGATCTTATAGAACATCAAATGAATGTAGTTCGTGATCATCATACGTATCTGAATCGTTGTGGTTCAATTCTTAAAGTATACAATAATGAAGTATGAAAGACATAACTTTTTATACTGTAATGGGTGGATCCGATCATTTTTATGATGCGACTAAATTAGCAGTAGAATCTATTCACAAAATATTACCTTCATCTAAAATTAAAGTTTTTGATTTTGGTGGAAAATTTGAAAATAAATGCTCCGAAACTATTGATTGTCGTGGTCAACAAAATACATCAAAAAAAGATATTGGGTATCTTTATTGGAGAGAAAAATATGTTAGGGCACTAGAAATAGATACTGAGTATGCAGTTTATTTTGATTGTGACACAGTTTTAATTAATGACTTCTTTGAAGATATTTTTGATATAATTGGTGACAAGGCTGGATCTGCTCAACATTGGTGGGTCCCTACATTTAATGATTACTGTAGTATGGCAACTCCTATAGAACATAGAGAAGTTTTTATTGAAACTTTAAGTAACTTAGGAGCAAGTTTAAATAATTCTTACTATGCCGGGGGTGTTTTTCTTTTTAAGAATACAACTAACAATAGGAAATTGCTTGAAAAAGTTGTCAAATCTTATGATGATTTTAATGATATCTATGATGGAGAAATAACAGCATTAACTGATGAATTTTTCTTTAGTTCTGTCTTTAAAGATAATATTGTAAATTTAGGTGGATCTCTTAATGTTTGTCCAAAAGGAAATAAAGTCAGTATGGATTTGGAGATTGATGATGGTATTTTAGTTGGTAAAAATGTTTTTGATGAGGATTATAATCCTGTAATTTTTGTTCATTGCAATTTTCACAAACATCACATGGTCCATGGTAATGATCCTTTAGACGTTGATTATTCCAAGGAAGTTCTAAAAATTATTTCTGAGGCATATCAACTATGATTTATGTAACAGGATCTAATGGTCTAATTGGGAGATCTCTTAAAAAAAATCTTATAAAATTTACTTCGATTTCTTACAGAGATAATTTAGATGAAATTGAATTTGATGTTCATGAAGATGCAACACTAATTCATTTAGCATCTTCTTCAAATACTAGGTATACTATTGATTCTTCTGTGGAACTTTATATGAGAGATGTTAATCTCTCATTGGAACTATTCAAGAAATTTTTAAATAAAAATCCTAACGGAAGAATAATCTTACTATCTTCTTGTGGAGATCTTCATTGGTCTTATTATGAAAAAATTCAAAATGAACAAAGTGTTCCATTTCCTAAAACAATTCATGGAGCGCATAAATTACTTTTAGAAAATTATGGAAATATTTTAACCCAAAATACCAAAGCAAAATTTATTGTTTTGAGAGTGACAAATGTTTATGGTGGTGATGTCTCTTTAGATAGAGTAAATGGATTTATTGATAAGTATGTAAGTTGCTTTAAGAATAATTCCATAATGCAAGTATATTCTAATCAAAATAGTAGTTATGATTGGATTCATCTTGATGATGTGGTGTCTTCAGTACTTTCGTCTATTAGTTACAATTCAAGTGGTACATTTTTGATTGGTGATGGAAATAGTTATTCATTAAAACATTTACTCAATCTGTTAAAAAATAATATTGGAGATGTAAAACTTGATTTAAAAGAGTGTCTAAATCCTGCTGTTCATGTTGTAATTGATCCTAGAAGAGCAGAAGATCTATTAGGTTGGACACCAAAAATCTCATTAACTGAAGGTATTCAAATTATTAAAAAAACTTTAGATAATTAAGTTTTTGTGAATGTCTCATCAACATTAAATATTAAATATTAAATTTTAAAATTATGAATTTTAACGCTATTAGAGAACTTGTAAATCCAAAAACAGTTATAGATGTGGGGGCAAATACCGGATGGTTTGCTCAAAGTTTAAGGCAAGTTTGCCCAAAGGTTGATATTACTATGATTGAAGCAAATCCTAACTGTGAAGATAAACTGTCCAAGATTGGATATCCATATGCTATTGTTGCACTTTCTAATGATACGAAAGAAAATATAAAATTTTATATAAACAAAAATGATGATATTTGCTGTGGAGCATCACTGTATAAAGAAGATACTAAGTTTTATGATGATTGTGTCGTGATTGAAGTTGAAACCCACACTCTTGATGAAGGTGAATTATATCCAGAAGGGGTTGATCTTTTGAAAATTGATACTCAAGGATCTGAAAAAGATATTCTTGAGGGATGTTTCGAAACTTTAAAAAGAACCAAACATATTTTGTTGGAGTGTTCTTTTTCTAATTATAATTGTGGGGCACCTCAAATTGAAGATGTTGTCGATTTTGTTAAAAAAACTGGATTTTATCCTATGGCAATTTTGGAGGAACATTGGTCTAGACCTGGAATTGACTTGCCAGTAAGTGTAGTTCATCAGATTGATGTTTTATTTTCAAGTGTTAAGCACGATAGTTGTGAACTATGTGAAAAACAAATTAAAGAGTATCGGCAAAAATATAACGAAAAAATGAAATGAAAATAGCATTAATTGGTCCAGGCATTATGAATATTCCCCCCGATGGTTGGGGTGCAGTTGAAAGTCTTATTTGGGACTATGCTTTGGAACTTGATGAATTGGGACATGAAGGTGTAATTATCAATACTCCAGATTGGGATGAAATATTATCTTATCTGAAAGAAGATACGTATGATTTTGCACATCTTCATTATGATGTTTTTCATCCCATTATGGATAGGATTTCAAAAGAAACTAATATTCCAAAATTGGCGATGAGTAGTCATTATCCATATATTGATCAACCACACATGCATCAACGTGATGGATATGATCGTACTTTTAATTGGATTGTTAATAATAAAAAACATTATATTTTTTGTGTTTCTAAAAAAGATTATGAAACATTTAAAAATGCTGGTGCTGATGAGAGTAAATTAATTTTATGTGAGAATGGTGCAAATCATAAAAGTTTTACATACAATAAAAAGGCACTAAAACCAAACAAATCTTTATACTTGGGGCAAATTCATCCTCGCAAAAAACAGTCGATTTATCAATGTATTGATTCGATTGATTTTGTTGGACCAATTGGTGATAGAAATAATTTTGACATTACTAAAAATTACCTAGGAGAGTGGTCTAAAAAAGAAGTGTATGAGCAAATGACTGAGTATGCAAATCTTGTTTTGCTTTCTTCTGGTGAAAATGGAACTCCATTAGTTGTAAAAGAAGCAATGATTAGTGGTCTGGGTGTGGTTGTTTCCAAATATGCAGCGCATGATTTGCCAAATGATCTTCCATATGTTACTATTATTCCTGATGATAAATTGAATGATGTTTTTTACATTGAAGAAAAAATTAAAGAAAATCGTGAATTGTCAATTGGGATGAGAGATGATATTAGAGAATTCGCCATCAATAATTTTTCATGGGAAAGATTAATTAATCTTTATGTTCAAAATATAGAGAAGTTAAATGAAAATTAGTATTATCGGACCTGCACTTCCAATCCCTCCTAAGGGTTGGGGTGCAGTTGAAAGTCTTATTTGGGATATGAAATTGACTCTTGAAAAAATGGGTCATGAAATTCAAATTGTAAATGTTGATGATCCTAATCAGATCATTAGTATGATTACTCAGTTTAATCCCGACTTTGTTCATATTAATTATGATGATTGGGTTGTTATCTATCCTTATATTCAATATCCTTGTGCCGTAACAACTCACTTTGCCTATATTGAAAGACCTGAGATGATGGGACCGTATAGGCAAAGAGTATTTGATCAGTTCACTTCAATTAAACCAAATGTATTTGGTTTATCTGATGGAATTAATGAAACATATCATACGATATCAGATATTCCAAAAGATAAACTTTACTTAAATCCCAACGGGGTTATGTTGGATAATTTTAGGGTTACTGATTCGCCTAAGTTTTCTGATAGATCTTTATTCTTAGCAAAGGTTGATTATAGAAAGAGGCAGTGTGATTTTCAATCTATTGAGAGTCTTTGGTATGCTGGTAATATTGTAGATCATAGATTTGATCAATCTAAAAATTATCTTGGAGAGTGGCATAAAGATTATCTCTATGAAAATTTAACAGACTATGGCAATCTTGTTCTTTTGTCTGACGGAGAAGCACATTCTTTGGTTGTTATGGAAGCATTTGCTGCTGGTCTTGGAGTTGTGATTAGTGAATGGGCAACGGCAAATCTTGATTTGAGTAAAGATTTTATTACTGTTATTCCGGAAAATAAAATAAATGATATAGAATATGTTGAAAAATGTATTGTTGAAAATAGAGAGTATTCTATTCATCATAGAGATGAAATATTGGACTATGCAAAACAATTTGAATGGTGTAAAATATTAGAAACTTACTATATTCCAAATATTGATAAGGTAATCAATAGTAAAAAATCAATACCGTTAATTATGGATAAAAATAAAGCAGTATACAAATTAAAAAGTCTTCCTCCCATTTATTATATTAATCTGGATGATAAACCAGAGAGAGCTCAATTTATGGAGGATCAATTTAAGTATTGGGAAATTGAAAATTATGAACGAATCTCTGCACATGATGGTAGGGGTAATAATGATTTGGGAGATATTCTTAAAGGTAGATATCCAGATGGCATGTGTTCTGGTGAAGTTGGTTGTGTAACATCTCATCTTAAGGCAATAAAGCACTGGATGGAAACATCAGATTCTCCTTGCGCTTTGATAATGGAAGATGACTGTGATATGAGTACGGTCACTCATTGGGGATTTAGTTGGAAGGATTTCTATACTAAAGTTCCTTATGATTATGATGTAATTCAATTAGCCATTATTAATCCGGCAGAGGTTCATTTGCAACTTCATAAGAGGTTTGTAAATGATTTTTCTACTGCTTGCTATATGATTACAAGACATCATGCACAAAAACTTATTAATCTTCATTGTCGCGGTGATAAGTATAAAATTGATCAGGGAGTTAAACCAAGAGCAGTTGCAGATGACTTAATTTATAATTCTGGAAATACTTTTTCTATTCCACTTTTTCTATATAAAATTGATTTAGGATCAGATATTCATGATGTTCATATTGATGTATTTCATAGAAGTAGCTACGATGGTTTGTGGCAATTCTGGAGAAATAAATCTATAGACATCACAGATTGGAATCAACTTTTTGACTATGATCCTTATTTTGCAAGACTTCCTCCTGGTTGGGAAGGCAAATAGTAAGCATTTATACTTACATTGTTAGCGTATATGAACAAAGGGGCTTGACGCCCCTTTATTTTTGCTATATAATTATGTAACAGTTCTTTACAAAACTTCTATGACTGTAACAACTAATGAGCATGGGCAAATGAACATGTTTGCCAAAGAACCCACAATGTATGTGTCTCAGGCAGATGCTGAGCGTTATGCACTTGAAACACATGCAGAGAGAGCGGAGAAAGCAAATGGACGTTGGGCAATGGTCGGTTTTGTTGCTGGGATCATTTCTTATACTATCACTGGCAACTTCTTCTTCGGTATCTTCTGATGACTGAAGCACTTTGGACGATTACCTCAGTTGCATTCTTTGTGCTTCTGTGCTATTCTGTAGAACAACTTGCTGAAACTTACTGAAATTTATGGCAACTTATCAAGTCACCCTTCAATCCCCTGACGGAACTTCAACAACGATTGAATGTCCTGATGACCAATACATTCTTGAGGCAGCAGATGAGGCAGGTATCGACCTGCCCTACTCCTGCCGTGCTGGTGCATGTTCTACCTGTGCTGGTAAACTTGTCAGCGGTACTGTAGATAATAGTGAACAATCGTTCCTTGATGATGAGCAAATGGAAAATGGTTGGGTACTTACTTGCGTAGCATACCCCACCAGCGATTGTGTTATCCTTACTCAACAGGAAGAAAATCTGTGAGTGCCGACATGCTTGGGCAGTTGAGTATTGCCCTCCAAAATCTGGGATGGGATGCCACCGATGAACTTAAAGTTGATATTGGTGGAGTAGCAGCAACAGGAACTGCAACTCATCCAGATGCCAATCCAAAGTGGGCAAAACCATTTGGGACGGTAACCTATCAAAATGACGCTTTCATAGTCATTAAAAATCTTACTAGAAATCCTATGGTTTTTTCTCAACCAAATCCTGAACTTAAACCCCATAATTCTTATCAAGGAGAAAACAAATGAGCAAAATTTTTACTGAAACTGCCGAGCGTTGGAACGGTCGTCTTGCGATGATTGGTTTCGTAACTGCAGTTGGAACCTATCTTACTACTGGGCAAATTATTCCTGGCGTATTTTGATGGAGGGTAAAATGAGAACTGAAGGTTATCAAATTCCTCAAGTAGAATTTATTTTCCGTGAGAGTGGTGAATTCGTAACTCGCACTTCTGCTGAACTTTTCAACAACAAGCGTGTAGTTATTTTCTCACTTCCTGGAGCATTTACTCCTACTTGTAGTGCATATCAACTTCCTGGATTTGAAGAAATCTACAATGATTTCAAATTACTTGGTATTGACGAAATCTATTGTATTTCTGTTAACGACGCTTTTACGATGAATGCCTGGGCACAAGACCAGAACATTCAAAACGTACAACTAATTCCCGATGGTAATGCTTACTTCACTCGCTCTATGGGTCAACTCGTTGCCAAGACCAATCTTGGGTTTGGTGAGCGTTCTTGGCGATATGCTGCTGTGGTAGACAATGGCATTATTGAGAAACTCTTTGAAGAACCTGGTAAGCAGGATAATGCACCAGAAGATCCTTATAATGAAACTACTCCAGGAAAAGTTCTTGAATACGTAAAATTTGCTGTCAAAGAACCAACACCAGTTTGATATAATACACAATAATACTTAAACTCTGTTTCTAAATAAAGAAGCAGAGTTTTTTATTTAAATGCCACGAGGACAATTGACTAAAGAAATAATCAAATATGAAATATTAAAAATAAAAAAAGATTTATGTAATGAACCAATTAATTGGAGTACGGATCCAAAATCTATTGCTCATAAGTATTTGAATATTATATTGGACAAAATAGAAGAATATAGAGTATAATAAATATCTTATATTGTAGGTTGTTGTAAATAGTGGCACTTAAAAAACCTTCAGAATACTTTAAGAAGGATGTTCTTTCGGTAGATAATTCAATTCAGGAACTTACAAAAGCACCAGAATTGAATACATTTTCTGATGCTTTTCAATCATTTAAAAGTAACTTAAGTAAGATTGAAGTTCTTTCAGATTTTTCTGAAACTCTTGATAATTATAGAGTTAACATTGAGAGAGTTAATCACCTTTCAGAAAATATTGAAGATATAAAAACAGAAATTCAAAATCTTCTTAAGAAAGAAGATTTGGATCGTGCTATGATTTCTCAACTTCTTGTGGTTGAGCAGAGTATTCAGGAAGTTCAAAAGAAAGTCAAGGGTATTAATGAAAAAAATCTTACAGAGATTCGTTTAGATGTTGCTGGACTTGCTGAGAATGTAAATGAGTTTCTTGATATTGAAGTTCCTAAGTACAAGAAATTAATTCTAGATAGCGAATTTCGCACTAATGCCCGTTATGGAGAACTTGAAGAAAATGTAAATCAAACTCTTGAAGGTATTGGTGAGTTTGTTGATAATAAGTATCAGGAACTTACAGAAACTCTTGAAGGTATTAATGAAAAGAGCCTTTCTGTAATACTTGAAGAATTTACAACTTTGGAAGATAATTTTCAAAAACTTGTAAATAAGGATAAGGATAACCTTAAAGAGTTTAAGAAATTAAGCGAGAGTGTAAAAGCAGATGAAAAGTTTCAGGAAGAACTGACCGAAAAAGTTACTGGTCTTCATCTTGAGATTGTCCGTAACGAAACTCATATTAAGGTTCAAAATAAGACTCTTAAGGCAATTCAAGAAGAGGTTAGGGATACATTAAGTAAAATTGATTTTGAAGAATTTGAAGAAAAAAATTATAAACTTGGTGAGAAGATTAAGTATATTGAAGAAGTATTTGAGAAGTTTAATGAGAAAGAAATTCTTACAGAAACTCTTCCTGTTGAACCATCTTCCACTAAGAATAAAGATCCTTTAACTCCTTTAGATCAAAACTTTGTAACTTTAGATCAACTTCAGGATCATTATCGTTTATTCATTAATCGTATTCAGCAACAACTTGCCACAATCGGTGGTGGTGGTGAAACAAGATTAAAGTATCTTGATGATATAGTTGGCATTGCTACAAATGCTTCTGTTTATGATGGTAAGGTTTTAAGTTATAATCACTCTATAGGTAAGTTTGAATTTATTACTGGAGGTGGTGGTGGAAACGTTGCAATATCAATTACAAGCACTCCCCCACCAGATCCTCAACCTGGCAATCTTTGGTATGACAATGTTATTGGTAGAACATTTCTTTATTATCAAGATGAGGATGGATCTCAATGGGTTGATGCTTCTCCATCAGGTGTAATTAGTGGAGGTGATAGTACTTGGATTAGAACTGGCGTAGGCATTCATACTTTAAGTAATGTTGGTATAGGAACCACAGACCCAACATCTGCACTCACAGTAAGTGGTGATGTGTTGGTTGTAGGTATTGTAACAGCAACTGATTTTAACTCTGCTTCTGACGTTAAACTTAAGAAAAATATCACTGTTATCGATAATCCTCTAGACAAAATTATAAGATTGGAAGGTGTTAATTTCCAATGGAAAGAAACGGGTAAAAAATCTTTGGGTGTTATTGCTCAAGAAGTTGAAAAAGTATTGCCTGAATTGGTATCTGGCGAAGAAAGTAAAACCGTAAATTATAATGGTATTATAGGTCTTTTGATTGAGTGTGTTAAGAAGCAACAAGAAGAAATTGATGAATTGAAGAGGTTGGTTGATAAATAGTAAAAACTACCTAGCGTTAACGCGAAGACGGTAAATGTCAATAAAAATTCAAGGTTCTACTATTATTGATGATAGTAGAAATATTGTTAATGCTGGAATCACAACAACAGCAATTTTAAATGTTGGTGTTGGTGGAACAATTATAACCACGACTGACACTGGATTTGTTGGTATAGGAACTACAAATCCATTAGCAAAACTTGATGTTCGTGATGGAGATGTAATAGTTGGTGTAAATACTTCTAATGGTGTGATTTTAACATCACCAAATGGAACAAAATATCGTTTGATAGTAGATAATGTTGGCGTATTATCAACAGTTCTTGTACCATAAACTAAAATAAATAAGTAGATAAGAACTTGAAAGCATGGCAATAAATTTTCCTAGTTCACCGGTACTCAATCAAGTATTTACAACTTCAGATAATACTTATATCTGGAATGGAAACCAGTGGGTGGGGTATTCTGGGAATGTTGTAGGTGTCACAGGGATTACTGGTGTCACTGGCGTTACCGGAGTCACTGGTATTGGTGAAACGGGAGTCACAGGGGTTACTGGTGTCACAGGGGTTACTGGTGTTACCGGAGTCACCGGAGCCACTGGATCTACTGGTATTGGTTCAACAGGAGTTACGGGTGTTACTGGAGTCACTGGAATTACGGGCGTTACCGGAATCACTGGTGTAACAGGAGTCACTGGAGCAGGTACAACAGGAGTCACTGGTGTTACTGGAGCCACTGGAATTACGGGAGTCACTGGTGTTACGGGTGCGGGTACAACAGGAGTCACTGGCGTTACGGGAGTTACCGGAGTCACTGGTGTTACGGGCGCTACAGGAATCACTGGTGTAACAGGAGTCACTGGTGTTACTGGTATTGGTTCAACAGGAGTTACTGGTGTTACTGGTATTACCGGAGTCACTGGCGTTACCGGAGTCACTGGTGTTACGGGTGCGGGTACAACAGGAGTCACTGGCGTTACGGGAGTTACCGGAGTAACCGGAGTCACTGGCGTTACCGGAGTCACTGGTGTTACGGGTGCGGGTACAACAGGAGTCACTGGTGTTACTGGTGTTACTGGTATTACCGGAGTCACTGGCGTTACCGGAGTCACTGGAGCAGGTACAACAGGAGTTACGGGTGTTACCGGAGTCACTGGTATTACTGGCGTAACAGGAGTCACTGGTGTTACAGGAGTCACCGGAGCCACTGGTATCGGTTCAACAGGTGTTACAGGAGTCACTGGTGTTACTGGAATTACCGGAGTCACTGGTATTACTGGAGTTACTGGAGTCACCGGAGCCACTGGTATCGGTTCAACAGGCGTTACAGGAGTCACTGGTGTTACCGGAGTCACTGGCGTTACCGGAGTCACTGGTGTTACAGGAGTCACCGGAGCCACTGGTATCGGTTCAACAGGCGTTACAGGAGTCACTGGTGTTACCGGAGTCACTGGCGTTACCGGAGTCACTGGTGTTACGGGTGCGGGTACAACAGGAGTCACTGGCGTTACGGGAGTTACTGGAGTAACCGGAGTCACTGGTGTAACCGGAGTCACTGGAGCAGGTACAACAGGAGTTACGGGTGTTACCGGAGTTACTGGTGTTACTGGTGTTACTGGTATTACCGGAGTTACTGGTGTTACCGGAGTCACTGGTATTGGTGAAACGGGAGTCACTGGTGTTACTGGTGTTACTGGTATTACCGGAGTAACTGGTGTTACAGGAGTCACTGGAGCAGGCACAACGGGTGTTACCGGAGTCACTGGTGTTACTGGTGTTACTGGCACTGCTGGTATTTCCGCATCAGGTCGTATTTGGTATTTTTCTCAACAAAATGCGGATATTGCTGGATATGAAAGTTTAATACCTGATATTCCGGATGCTTCTCCACAAGATGATATGACTGCAGAAATAAGCAGTACTTCTGGTGAGGTTGGTATTGCAACTTTTATTACTGAAGTTGGAGATCCCGGACTTACTGAACTTCCTGCTGGTGAATATGAAATTCGTTTTTGGGGATATGTAAGTGATAATGCTGGAATTACTACTTTTACCTTTAAGAACTATACGAGAGACTATCTTGGAAATGAGGACTTTTTATTCTTATTAACAACTGGTGATGTCAACGCACTAACAGCAACATATACAACTCAACTTGGTATCTTAACTGGTCCTGTTGCAATTGCCGCAAGTGATCGTATTGTTACTAAAGTTTATGCAGCAACCACAAATGCTGGAATTGTAACGGCACACTTTGTTCACTCTGGTAATACTCCATCAAGTTGGAGAACTGCAATCACACAGGGATATGTTGGTCCCTCTGGACCTACCGGAGTTACCGGAGTCACTGGTGTAACAGGAGTCACTGGTGTTACTGGCGTAACAGGAGTCACTGGTGTAACAGGAGTCACTGGAGCAGGTACAACAGGAGTCACTGGTGTTACCGGAGTTACGGGAGTCACTGGTGTTACTGGCGTTACTGGTGCCACAGGAGTCACTGGTATTGGTTCAACAGGTGTTACAGGAGTCACTGGTGTTACTGGAATTACCGGAGTCACAGGAGTCACTGGTGTTACTGGCGTTACTGGTGCCACAGGAGTCACTGGTATTGGTTCAACAGGTGTTACAGGAGTCACTGGTGTTACTGGAATTACCGGAGTCACAGGAGTCACTGGTGTTACTGGCGTAACAGGAGTCACTGGTGTTACTGGTATTGGTTCAACTGGTGTTACAGGAGTCACTGGTGTTACTGGAATTACCGGAGTTACGGGAGTCACTGGTGTTACTGGCGTAACAGGAGTCACTGGTGTTACTGGTATTGGTTCAACTGGTGCAGCGGGACCTACCGGAGCCACAGGAGTCACTGGTATTACTGGCGTAACAGGAGTCACTGGTGTTACAGGAGTCACCGGAGCCACTGGTATTGGTTCAACAGGTGTTACAGGAGTCACTGGTGTTACTGGAATTACCGGAGTCACTGGTATTACTGGAGTTACTGGAGTAACAGGAGTTACTGGGGTAACAGGTATTACCGGAGTCACCGGAGCCACTGGTATCGGTTCGACTGGTGCAGCAGGATCTACCGGAGTCACCGGTATTACTGGAGTCACTGGCGCAACAGGTGTTACCGGAGTAACAGGAGTTACTGGCGTCACTGGTGTAACCGGAGTCACTGGAGCAGGTACAACAGGAGTTACGGGTGTTACCGGAGTTACTGGTGTTACTGGTGTTACTGGTATTACCGGAGTTACTGGTGTTACCGGAGTCACTGGTGTTACTGGTGCAGGTGAAACCGGTGTTACCGGAGTTACTGGTGTTACTGGTGTCACTGGTGTCACTGGAGTCACAGGAGTCACAGGTGTTACTGGTGTTACTGGAGCAACTGGTATTGGTACTTTTGGACCACCGACAATTCCATTATCTGCAGATACAACAGGTTCTGGAGATACTATTATTGCAACAGATAATGGTAAATTAGTAGTTATTACTGGTGGTCTTACTATTGCAAACGTCTTTAATGTTGGTGAGAATGTTGTAATCTATAATGATAGTGCATCACAGCAAACAATCACTCAAGGTTCTGGTGTAACTTTAAGACTTTCAGGCACCACACAAACTGGAAACAGATTTATTCAGCAAAGAGGTGTTGCAACAGTTCTCTGTGTAAAAACTGGAGAATATGCAATTTCAGGTGCGGGGGTAACATAAAATGAGTGTAATATCGGCACTTGCCGGATTTTTTAATTCAGTAGGACAACAGCAATTTACAACTGCAGCAGGAACTTTTAGTTTCATAGTTCCTCAAGGAGTTTATGAGATTTCTGCAGTTTGTATTGGAGCCGGCGGAGGCG